TCTCTTTTATCGAAGCAGACGGGGGTATGTGGAAGCTCCAGGCCCGGGGAACCATCAAGCAGTATCTGGAGGAGGCCTTCGCGGCGGAGATCCAGGAAGGCGCTGTGGTGGTGGCGCTGTAATAAGAGACCTATGATGAGAAAATACCGACTCACCTGCAAAGGAGGTGATATATTCGAACTTTCTGCCGCAAGAGCCGTACAATTTTATGACCAATATAGGAGGCTACAAATGGGGAAACCAGCGATTAGTTATTTGATGGATAAGCAGACCGAGATATCTTTGGCCTATTGCCCCCGCTGTGGGGGGGAAATCTATCGCTATGACCCAGTGGGGGACTTGGGCGGCTGTCTGGTCCACGAGGATTGTATGAAGTTTGAGGAGCAGGAGTTTTTTATGACCGCTCCGGCTATCAGCTTCTTCAAGGAGGAGTGCTGAGTGAACGGCTGCAAACGGGTCAGCACCCTTGGGATGAGTCGGGAAGAATGGCTGGAAAAGCGAAAGGGCAGCATTGGCGGTTCTGACGCGGCGGCGATTCTTGGCATTTCCCGTTTTGCCACTCCCTACACCGTTTGGGCGGATAAGACCGGGCGGTTGCCGCCGGCAGAGGATACCGAGGCAGCCCGGCAGGGTCGGGACCTGGAGGAGTATGTGGCCCGTCGGTGGACAGAAGCTACCGGCAGGCGGGTGGGGAAGGTGAATGCCATGCTGTATAACCAGGCCTATCCGTTTGCGCATGCGGATGTAGACCGGCGCGTCATTGGAGAAAATGCTGGGCTGGAGTGCAAAACAACATCCTCCATCAGTTTGAAGAAGTTTCGGGGAGTAGAGTTTCCGGAACAGTATTATGTCCAATGCGTGCATTATCTGGCGGTTACTGGCTGGGATAGATGGTATCTCGCGGTTCTTGTCCTGGGGCGAGAATTTTTGCACTACACCTTGGAGCGGGACCAAGCAGAGATTGATGCTTTGATGGGGGCGGAGAGGGACTTTTGGCTGTTGGTGGAAAATGACACGCCACCGGGAATGGATGGAAACGAGTTGACATCTTCCGCACTCAGAGAAGTCTATGAGGCAACGGATCGTGGAGATGTGGTGGACCTACAGGAACGGGAAATGTTACTGCTGGAGTACCGAAGACTGCTTGCAGTTCGGACCGAGAACGAGAGAAGAATCCGCCAGATCAAGCAGACGCTGATGCAGGACCTTGGCGGCGCAGAGGAAGGCAGATGCGGAAATTTTCGTGTGGGATGGAAGCCACAGAAACGGGTGTTTTTGTCTGCGGAGAAACTGCGGAAAGTCTATCCACGTTTGGACTTATCCAAGGTGATGAGCGTGGCAAAATACAGACGATTCAGTGTGCAGGAGGAGAATGGACATGCAACTGATTAAAATTCGCCCAGACAGTGTGCAGATCAAAAGTGACACAGACCAACTTGGAAATTTACACATCAACGATGCCCTGGAAATTTTAGACGAGAGAGAAAATATTTCTCTTGTGTGTGTGGTTACAGGGATCACCAAGAACGAAGAAGAGGAACATTTTGACTTTGAAGGGAACATCCTGGAGCCAGAAAGCACCAGTGTAATTGACTGTGGGATCATCGGCAGTCTGTATGATGGGAAGTTCAGCAAAAGTGTGGATGTTTACCCATCAACCAACGTGAAGGTTGGAAAAGTGAGCCGAGAGACTTTCTCCCAAATGATACAGGACCCGGATGGCGTGGAATTTCTTTTGGGGTCCTACGCCACCTATGGATGCCCGGCTGGCCTGGACGGGAACAAGTTTTTCCAGCGCCATGCAGCTATTTTGGGCAATACCGGCAGCGGGAAAAGTTGTGCGGTGGCAACCATTTTGGAACGAGTGAAGGATCTGCGAGGTGCCAATTTGGTGATCTTTGATGTGCATGGGGAGTATGCAGGCTTGTCCTATGCTTCGACGGTGAAGATCGGAAATGACGGGATGAATTTTCCGGTGTGGTTCTTATCACTCAAAGATTTGTATGGGAACCTGTTGAAGATCAAGGAGGACTCAGCACAGGTCCAGGTGGCGGCACTGCGCGATGCGTTTTACAAGGCACGGCGGAGCGATGCCAGCGAGGAGATTCCGCTCTCCTACGACATAAGAGAACTTTGCTCCCTGCTGGAGGCGGAGAATGCGCTGGAGATTGAAACCGGGGAGTATTACAAAACCGGAGATAAGACCGGGATGCCGAAGACTGTCAAGGGAGAACTCAATGGAAAACTGACCAGTCTGATCCAACTGCTGCAGGACAAGATGAGGGACAGCCGGTACAAGTTCATGTTCTCTCCCAAAGGGGAAAACTACTTGACGTTTTTCCTGGAGAAGGTTTTGGGGACAGGCGCTGGTTCTGTAAAGGTCATTGACCTGTCGAGCGTTCCGAACGACATGCTTCCCACGGTGGTGGCGGTGACGGCTCGGCTGCTTTACCGGGCACAGCTGACGCAGACGAAGGAGAATGTGATCCCTCTGACGATTGTGTGTGACGAGGCACACAACTACATCCCGGCGGGAGGGATCAATCTAACGGCAAGCCAGAGACGGCTGCTGGATGTGTTTGAGACCATCGCCAAGGAGGGGAGAAAATTCGGTGTGAGTTTGCTGGTGGTAAGCCAGAGACCATCAGAACTGAACCGCACAATTTTGGCCCAGTGCGCCAACTACATTGTGCTGAAACTCTCTAACGACATAGATAAACAGATGATCCAGGGGATTTTGCCGGAGGGGAGCAAGGGAATCATGGATAGCGTGAACCTTTTCCGTCCTGGCGACTGCCTTGTCGTGGGTGATGGCGCCCCGATCACCTTCAAGGTGAAGATTGATCTTCCCCAGGAGATGCCGGACAGCAGGACAGTGAACACCTGGGACGAGTGGAAAAGAGAGCGAAAGCCTGATATTGCTGCGACAGCAGCCAAGATGCTGGAAGACATGAACTGAAGGAGGAACAGAATATGGCAAACATGATTCAGAATGCCACGAAGACAAGAGAAATTGCGCCGGCGGGGAAAAGCATTTCAGCGGTGATGAATAGCATCCTGGACGGGGAAGGAATGCGGAAGCGGTTTGATGAGTTGCTGGGGAAGCGGGCCCCGCAGTTTATCTCGTCAATCATTTCGATGGTCAATGCGGACCCCCAGCTACAGAAGGCGATGTATGAGGCCCCGAACACGGTGGTACAGGCCGCCCTGAAGGCGGCTATGTATGACCTGCCAATCGACCCAGCTTTGGGCTATGCCTACATCGTGGCATTCAACAATAAAAAGAAAGATGCCGACGGGAATGAATTTTGGAAGACTGAGGCCAGTTTCATCATGGGCTATAAGGGTATGACGCAGCTGGCTGTCCGGTCCGGGGTATACAGTCGAATTCCAGATGCTGTGGATGTGCGGGAAGGGGAACTGAAGAAGTATGACCGGCTGACGGGGGACCTGGAATTTGAGTGGGTGGAAGATGAGGACGAACGGGAAAAACTCCCCATCATCGGCTATGCTGGTTACTTCCGGTTGCTCAACGGCGCGGAAAAGATGGTCTACATGACCAAGAAGCAGATCGAGCGCCACGAGGAGAAGAACCGGAAGGGGAAGTACAAGAGCAAGGGATGGCGGGAGGACTTTGACGCCATGGCGAAGAAAACCGTTCTCCGGCGGCTGATTAGCAAATACGGTCTTATGTCTATCGACTATCGTATGGATGCTGGCCGACAAGAGGTTGCCATGGCCCAGGCGATTGCACTTGGAGACTTTTCCGAGGTCGCCACACCTGTCATTCCAGAAGACAGCTATGTTGTGGATGGTGACACCGGAGAATTGATGGGAGAAGGCTCTACAGAAGAAAGCTTGCAACAGGAGAATTCCAGCGTGGGAGCCTAATGCGTTCCTGGCCAGGGCGGTTTTCGAGATGCTGTAGGGGACGAAAGAAGAAATAGTTAGGATGAAATAACCGACACCGTTTGATTTGATAGGAGAATGAATAGTGCTGAACAGAGTGACATTGCAGGGACGGCTGACTGCTGATCCCGAATTGCGCAGGACCCAAAGCGGAACGGCTGTGACCTCCTTCTCTCTGGCCGTGGAGAAAGATTTCAAGGACAAAGACTCTGGGCAACGGGGTGTTGATTTTATCAACTGCATCTCATGGAAGCAAACAGCAGAACACATTGCCCGTTATATGGCAAAAGGACGTATGACTGTGGTGGAAGGTAAAGTACAAACCCGTAACTATACAGATAAGGAAGGAAACCGGCGTTATGTAACCGAAATTCTTGTAGAGCGTATGTATTTTGCCGGAGATAAGCAGAACGAAGAAGGGAGCGGAGGCACGTATTCCTACGAAGCAATAGCCCCGCAGCAGTTCCAAGACCTTGGTGAAGCTGGAGACGGTGAACTGCCGTTTTGAGATGAGGTACTGAGATGGGAAGGACTCAATTTACTTTTGGATGACCAGGAGAAAGAAACCGACGAGTCTGATAACGTCGCAAAATTTGACGAGTTCTTTGAGGCCGACGATGAATAAGGCATCGTTTCCTCAGAAAGTTGGTGATCAAAGTGGCTGAGAGGCGCATGTTTTCCAAAAGCATCATCGGCGCTGCAAGGTTTCTCCGTATGCCTGCAACGTCGCGCCTTTTGTACTATGACCTTGGGATGCAGGCGGACGATGACGGCGTTGTCGAGGCGTTCTCCGTTATGAGGCTGACGGGAGCAACAGAGGATGACTTGAGGGTTCTGGTAACAAAGGGATTTGTACGAGTTCTAAATGATGATCTTGTGACGCTTATTAGCGACTGGTCAAAAAACAATCTAATCAAAAAGGACCGTTACAGGCAGAGCATCTACAAGGATTTAATTATTCAGCTTGATACAAATTGCCAGCGCGGAACCCAGTTGGAACCACAGGATAGGTTAGGTCAGGATAGTAGAGGTAAGGAGAATATAGGAGAGGAGAATAAAGGGGAGTTTGAGGGGGAAAAAACGGCGGACAAGCCGCCTGCCCCTCCGCGTCAATCAGTCCCGTATGAACAGGTCAAAACTCTTTACAACGACATCTGTACATCGCTCCCAAAGTGCAGGGTGTTGTCTGACGCAAGAAAAAAGGCGATTAAAGCGAGATTCAACAGCGGGTATGGCCTTGATGACTTCAAGACGCTTTTTGAAAAGACTCAATCAAGCAGTTTCCTTACTGGCTGCAACGACCGAAACTGGATGGCCTCTTTTGACTGGCTGCTGAAAGATAACAACATGGTTAAGACGTTGGACGGGAACTACGACGACCATGCCGGAGGGCCAAGCAGAGGCCCCGGCGGAGGCCATGGGACAAGACAGGCAGAAGCCTGGGATGACTTACCTGACGGTTTTTTGGGGTGAGGTGATGAACAGTGAATCTATCGAAAATCGTGGATAGCATAGCAGCTAAAGCGGCGGAGAACAACCCGCCGAATGAACAGGATTACATTGTTGATGGGCTGCTACACTGTCACAAGTGCGGGACCGCGAAGCAGACCAGAATCACCGTATTTGGTAAAGAGCGAAAAGTCTTTTGCATGTGCCAGTGCATGGCCGAGGAGTTGAAACGGGAAGAAGCTGCACAGAAAGCAGACGAACTCCGTCAGAGAATTGAACGGTATCGACGGTCCGGGTTCCCGGAATCCGATATGCAGAACTGGACATTCGAGCGAGACGATCAGAGCGACCCGAGGACAAGCACCGTTATGCACCGCTATGTTGATAGCTTTGGCGACATGCTCAAGAACGGGAAAGGACTGGTCCTGTACGGCAAATGCGGAAGCGGAAAAACATTTGCCGCAGCTTGCGCGGTGAACGCCCTAATAGACAAGGGTTATCCGTGCTTGATGACAAACTTCTCGCGGATCGCGAATACACTCAGCGGAATGTTTGAGAAGCAGGCATATCTTGATAGCCTGAATGCCTATGTGTTGATCGTCCTGGATGATCTCGGGGCAGAACGGAGCACAGAATATATGAACGAGATCGTTTATAACATCATCGACGCAAGATACCGTGCAAACCTCCCCATGATCATAACGAGCAACCTATCCGGCGAGGATTTGAAGCACCCGAAAGACATAGCGGAGCAACGTGTTTTCAACCGGGTCCTTGAGCGGTGCTTTCCGCTTGAGGTCAACGGGCCAGATCGGCGCAGAAAGACCATCATCAGGGAGTACGACGGCATGAAGAAGATGCTGGGATTGGAGTGATGGCTTTGGCTGAGATCAAGTACATAATCAAAATTCCGCCAATAACGAAGAAAAATAGCCGGCAGATCATGACGAACCGGAAAAGGCGTGGTTCTTGAAACCACATCCGCCGCGTCCCATTGATTGTCCCGTAAATATCAAGTGTCTATTTTACCTCCCAACTCGGAGACGAACAGACCTGACAAACCTTCTTGAGGCTGTAGATGACCTGCTGGTCAGTGAAGGGATAATTGAGGATGATCACTATGGGATCGTCACAGCACACGACGGCAGCCGGTGCTATTGGGACAAGGAAAGCCCAAGGACAGAAATCATTATCACAAAGATGCTTGCCGATGGGCAAATGAAACTATTTTGAATGGAGGTAACATTATGAACGCAGTACAAGAAATCAAGCAACGCCATGATATGGGCATCCTGCTGCGGGCCATTGCCCCGGCGGCCAGAAAGCGCCAGGAGGCCCGGCGCCAGAAAAAGATGGGGAAGAGCCGGATCAATGCCGCCTTGGCCCGCCGGGGCATTCCCTTCCGCGTGGTATGAAGGGCGCGGTGTATCGCATTTGCCGCCGGTGCAAACAGCGGTGGAATGTGTCAGCAATAGCCCCTGGTGACAAGGTCTATTTTTGCCCACGCTGTGAAAGCAAGCACAAAATAGCAGAATGGACGAAAATCTCAAGGATGAACGGGAGGACTTCCAATGCAAGTTAAAATACAAGTCATCGTGAAGGACCTGAGAGCGGATATCATGGATATTAAGGAAGACCTGGCCTACTACTGTGAGAGATTCGGTGATATTTCCGTCGTTGATGTTATCCCGATGGAAGAGAAGCAAGAAAGCCTGTGGAGGACGTAATATGATTCTAACTGGAAATGAAATCAAGCTCCAGCGAGAGGCTGGGAATATCATCATCAGCGATTGGGATGAGACACGATTGGGACCAAACAGCTACAATCTGCGGCTGTCCCCTGAGCTGATGGCCTACAAGGAGGCTGTCCTGGACCCGAAGCAGGACAACCGGACGGGGCGGCTGATGATCCCAGAGGAGGGCCTGGTGCTGCACCCTGGGCGGCTCTACCTGGCCAAAACCATGGAATATACCGAGACTCACAACCTGGTCCCCATGCTGGTGGGCCGGTCCTCCATTGGACGCCTGGGCATCTTTGTCCACGTGACCGCCGGGTTTGGAGATGTGGGCTTTTCTGGGAACTGGACCCTGGAACTGACCTGCGTGCAGCCGGTGCGGGTGTACCCCGGCATGGAGATTTGCCAGATTTATTATCAGACCACTACCGGCGAGATTTTAAGCCAGTATCACGGAAAGTACCAGGGCAGCCGGGATGTGGTGGCCAGCCGGATCTATCAGGAGTGGAGCAATGGACAGAGAGACAGGGAAGATCAAAATCTGCCCGGTGTGCAAGACGAAATTCCTTGCGATCGCTAAAAACGAAATTTATTGCAGCAGAAAGTGCTATATCGCTAAGCGGTATGGAAAGCCAGCGAAGAAGAAGGAGGAAACCCCGTGACAAGAAAAGAAATTCTCGCCGCTGCGGAGAAGTGCGTTTGTGGAGATCGGGAGCAGGATTATGGAATTCCAGAAAATAGCTTCCGTTTGATTGCGGAATTCTGGCACACCTACCTCAGTGCGAAGTGTGTTGCCGCTGGGGTCCATGTGCAGTTAGAGCCGGAGGATGTGGCGGCCATGATGGCCTTGCTCAAGATTGCCCGGGCATCTGTAACCCCGGAACACATTGATAGCTGGATTGATGGCGCGGGGTATATGGCTTGCGGCGGGGAATTGGCGACGCTGGGGGGAAAAGATTGAGTATCACAAAAGGAATGTTTACCAGCACAACGGATCTCTGGGAAACACCGCAAGCATTTTTTGACCAACTCAATGCAGAGTTTTGT